TATTAGGTGCAACACCTATTGGATCTGTAAGTGCAAACAGTTGTAAGCACGGCGATCTAGTATGGCGTGAATCAAAACCTGGTGCGCCTAAGCCTTGGAAGGGATGGTTCTGTCCATCTCCAAAGGGTACGCCTGACCAATGCGAGCCTAAGTTCGTTCGCTAATATCTAATGCTGTCCTTAACTCAAGCGGCAGCGAAAAGCACTAATGATTATGCACTACTGCCTGACCTATTCCCTACGCTACAAGCGGAAGGGATTAGGTTCAGACGGGGGCAATTGACAATGATTGCTGGCGCACCAAATGCGGGTAAGTCTTTACTTGCATTATGGATGGCGGTGCAAATGAAGGTGCCAACGCTGTACATATCAGCAGATACTGATGGCTACACAACAGCCATACGTGCAGCAGCAATGATCTCTGGGCATAAAGTTTCTACAGTTGAAGAAGCCTTTGCTAATGGTGCAGGTCAAGAGTTTTATACTCACGAGTTGCAATCAATAGATCATTTACAATTTGACTTTTCTCCTAGCCCAACGCTAGATGAGATTGACTTAGCGATCAGAGCATATGCAGAATCTTATGGGCAATATCCTCATATGATTATTGTAGATAATGCTATGAACGTTGTGTCTATGCACGAGAATGAATGGTCAGGTTTGCGAGAGATCGCAAAGGCTATGCACCATATTGCTCGTGAGACTGAGGCTGGCGTAGTTCTACTACACCACACCTCTGAGGCGGAAGGTAAACCTGACTTGCCACCAAGTCGTAAGTCTATTCAGGGAAAAATATCTCAATTACCTGAAATGATTTTAACTGTGGCATTAGTACCTGACACGGGAGAATTTAGAATTGCTTGTGTAAAGAATCGCTTTGCTAAGAACTCTGCAACTGGTGACCAGTTTGTCACATTGTGGGCAGATGCGTCTCGTATGGTGATACACAATGAGAGAACCTCTGATATCATTGCGACCTATAGTTCCTCAAATAGGAACCATAACTATGTAAATGATTGGACCCAAAGGTATGACGACTGATGATGTAGATGTAGAGATCAGAGTTAAGGAGTTAGTCCTTGCTGAACTCAAGATTGAAATTAATAAGTTTATACATAAGATAGAAGAAGCAAAGATCAACCCAGTAGATGAGTGGGGCGATGGTCTTAATGCTGGTATGGAATGGGCAATACGAATCCTCAGAGGGGATAAGAGTGCCAGTTAATGATTGTAGATCTTAGCCAAGATGAGGTACGTGTCTGCACTAACCTTGCAGTAGAGCGTTGGCTCACCAAGTTTGGCTCAGTTGATAGACCTAACTATGCTGCTGGTAAAGCGGCAGGTAGATTAGAACACGAGTTGCTTGCCAATGTTAGAGCAAACATATCTGAGTGGGCAGTTGCTAAGGAATATAATTTAAGTTGGTCAGTACCTTGGTATCCAAATGGATTACATACAAGGCGTAAAGATATTGGTGATGTTGGTACTTACCACGAGGTAAGAACTGTACGCACACAGAAGGCTATTCCTTTTTGGGATAAGGATTCAGGCAAGTATATCTTTGGCACAAAGATTATTGATGAGGAATATTACTCACAAGTAGAAGTGTATGGTAGTTTTAAGTCAGACGAATATATGACAGAAGATTATTGGGATGAATCTATTAATGGCTGGCGAGTACCAGTTGAGGAGATAGTTAATGTCTAGTTATGGCAAGCGTAAAGGCGCAGCCTTTGAGACTGGAATCCTTAAATGGCTTAGGTCAAAGGGTTTATTAGCAGAGCGTTTATCTAAGGCTGGGGCAAATGATGAAGGCGATATCGTTTGTTTCGTAGCAGGTAAGCCAATGATCTTTGAGTTAAAGGCTAGAGTTAAATTAGATTTGCCACAGTTTTGGCGTGAGGCTACAACTGAGGCAGACAACTATGCTAAGGCTCGTGGCTTAGATTATGCACCACCATCTTATGTAATAGTAAAGAGAAGTAATGCAGGCCTGAGTCAGGCTTGGGTAATACAAACACTAGACCAATGGGTGAATAACAATCAAGAATAAGCCTGACCTTGCAGCAATCCTTACACACTACGGTGTAGATGTGAAGGATAGGCACGGTTGGGTTGCTTGCAAGTGTGTGATACACGACGATGCACACGCAAGTGCTGCTTACAACTTAGATATACAGGTATATAACTGCTTAGTATGTAATGTTGTTGGTGATGTATATGAATTAGTTAAGGCAAAAGAAAACATAAAGGGGTTCAACGATGTTAAACGAAAAGCAACGCAACTTGCTAACGGACGTAGCGCAAAGATACTCCAAGTCACGCAACGAGGCGACAGCCTCTTACCTACAGGGGCGAGGAATAAGCCAGCAAGTCGCAGATACATACCTGCTTGGAAGCGTAGTTGATCCTGCTAGTGGTCACGAACTTGGCGAAGGAATGTTATCCATCCCTTATATGACACCATCAGGTGTTGTTGGTATGAAATTTAGGAGATTAGATGATGGAACACCAAAGTATCTTTGGCCTACAGGTCAAAAGGTTGGGCTATTTAATGTTAATGATTTGCATAAGCATAGCGACACTATCGCCATTTGCGAAGGAGAGATTGATACGATCATTCTTTCAGGTGTCGTTGGCATACCGTCGGTTGGAGTGGCTGGTGTATCCCAGTGGAAACCCTGGTTCAAGAACTTATTTGAGCCTTACTCCCGCATACTTATCTTTGCGGACAATGATGTCAAAGAGGATGGTCGCAATCCTGGCCAAGAACTCGCTAAAAGGATTAAAGAAGAATTAGATAAAGCAACAGTTGTACATCTGCCACCTAATGCAGATGTTAATGATGTGTTATTACAACACGGACCTGATTGGTTTAATGAAAGAGTTGCTGCATAAATGTCAACCGTAGTTGGAGTGCAGGGTGATGGTTGGTGTGTGCTAGGTGCTGACTCTCAGGTCTCTGAGAATGGTCGCATATGGTCAACAGCCAAAGGCTTGGGTAAGATTATTAAACGTGGCCCTTATTACATAGCCACAGTTGGAGACTTTAGACCAACAAATATCTTGGCTTACAACTTTAACTATCCTAAACCACCACCATTTACTTCCAGTTACAAGTTAGATAAGTTTATTGGATCAAGATTTATACCAGCATTACAACAATGCTATGCAGATAATGCCTACACTCCCAAAGATGGAGATGGCGGCACAGATATATTAGTTGCAGTTTATGGCAACTTATATGCAATGAGTTATGACTACTCTTGGACCAAAGATCGTCGTGGTTATTACGCACTTGGATCAGGTGGCGACTATGCCCTTGGCGCTATGGCTACCTATGCTCAACCTAAATCAATAGCAACCGCAACACTAATAGCACGGACAGCCCTGTCTATTGCTTGCCAATACGATACTGAAAGCGGTGAACCATTACTGATATACAGCCAAACAGAGTAATGAAAGAGCAGGAACTCTTTGAGTATCTTAAAGAGAATTACTACCCTGATTTGGAGTTAGCATCAGATCAATATAATAAGTTTGATTGTGAGTCAGATGATTACAATGTGTTTATTGAACTTAAGTCCCGCAATACCCACTACCCTACCTTGATTATTGAGTATGCAAAGTACTTTCATTTGATGGAAAAGGCTGAGGCTAAGTCAGCAACACCTTGGTACATTAACTCAACACCTGAAGGTGTCTTTGGTTTTAACTTACATTCAATGAAAGAACCTGCTTGGAGTACCAAGCGGCTGCCATCTACAACTGAGTTTGCTAATAGAGCGCATAGGAATAAGTTGATTGGTTATCTTGATGTGGAGTTAGGCCATCGGCTCTAAGTCTCCAACATATATCAATGGTCCTTGGGATGGGGGCCTTGTTCCTATGCCCTATTGGTTTCTTGATGAGATAAAGTTGCCGATGGAAATTACAAATGATACCATCTCATACGCTTTGTATCAGTTAGATGATAGAACAAATGATTTTGTATATAAAGAATCCAAGACAATTGGGAAAGAGGAAGCAGATGAAATATGACCGACGAGGAAAGATCTATGGCCTTGAATTTATTAATGGAACTGGGTTTTATGATAGTAAAGATGGACGAGATGACGATAACAGTAAAGTTACCACCAACAAAGTGAGTAACGAATTTATCTCTGCGGTGTGGGACATAATGGATTCTGCTGGTAACCTATTGCTTAGCAAGCAAGCAGACTACGGTCCAAAGAATATCTCTGATGCACCTGGCGGTCCGCTTAATGGATTGCGTGTGCGTATGCACGATAAGATTGCTCGTATCAATAACTTAATTGACAGC